ATGACGCGCAGGAAGTTCGGCACCATCAAACGCCGCAAGTACAAGGGCGAGGTCAGGTATCTGACCGCTTCGTATCCGACGCCTCCGGACGCGTACGACCGGTGGCCTGACCTGTCCGCACGCCAGTCCAGGACGTTCAGGCCCGAGGAGGAGACGCAGGCGCTGGCATGGCTCGATGACGCAAGGAAGCGGATCGACGCCGGACTGTGGCAGCCCGACAGTGCGATCAGCCACGAACGGGCGGCCAGCACGATCACGGTCGGCGAATACTGGCCCATCTGGCTCGACCAGAAACGCAAGAAGAACGGGGAACAGTTGAGGGAGTCCACGATAGCCGGTCTGCGGCGCGTCATGGAACATCACGTGCTGCCCACCTTCCGGCATGTGCGCCTCGTGGACGTCACGCAGCGCATGGTCGACAGATGGCTCGATGGGCTGCAGGTGGGCGACGCGACGAAGTACAACGCGTTCAAACCGTTGCGGGCCATGCTCAAATCGGCGTCGCAGCCGGGCGCCGACGGGACGCCACCGATCCTCTCGCACTATCCGCTTACGCACGGGGCGAGCAAACCGCGGGGGCACGAGCTGGACCGTCCAGCCACGCCGCAGGAGGTGCAGGCGATCTATCAGGCCATGCCCGAACGCTACCGCATGGCCGTCTACCTGACCGTTTTCGCCGACGGACTGAGGATCGGCGAGGTCTGCGCGCTGCAGCGCGGGGACCTCGACATCGAGACACGCACGCTGCACGTACGCCGCACACGGCTGCAATCCATGAGCACGGTCACTGGGGCGCTCAAGACGAGCAGCTCGAAGCGCGACATCCGCCTGCCGCGCCAGCTGATGCCCGACCTCGTCAGATTCCTGGACGACTTTGTCGCCCCCGACCCGGACGCATGGCTGTTCACGCTGAAGCACGACACGAGCATCCCGATCGCGCCGAACAGTCTGCGAGGCTACTACGACGTCGCACGCCGGGCCGCGGGACGACCGGACCTCAGATATCACGACCTGCGCCACACCGCATTGACGTGGCTGGCTGGCGAGGGCGCCACGCTGCGCGAGATCATGGACTGCGCAGGCCACGCGGACGTGGACACGGCCATGAGGTACCAGCATGCGGTCGACGAGCGTCGCGATATGCTCGCGGACGCGATGGGCGAACGCATGGTGCGCCCGGACACCCCGGAGGGGGTCATGGCGACGATCCGTGATCTGGACGAGCGTATCGGACGACTCGAACAGGAGCGGGCCGCGGCGAAGAGGCATCTCGCCGATCTGCTCGCGCGACTGTAGACTGGCCTCATGGAAACGAAAATACAGTGCACTGCTCGGTCTGCACGACGATGAGTGGTGTCCGGTCGCGTAGTCGACGACTGGACCATCCGGATTCTCCGGCTGGTTCGTTAAAGGCATCGGATTCGATGCCTTTAACTTTCACTGCACGACCACGCCGGACTCGTGCAGCCAATCCCTGTACCCGTTGATGACCCATGGCATGACGTCGAGCTCGTGCGCGATCCACGACGCGTTGTCGTTGATCTGCTCGAGCGTCGCGTACTCCATCGGATTGATCAGAAGCCTGGCGGCCTCCATGTCCGCGCGGCGCTCCTCCCATCCGTTGCGACGGCATGCGCCGTCGTGGTGTCTCGCGTGGCTTATCTCATGCGCCAGCACGCATCTGCGCTGCACCGGGGTCAGTCCGCTGTCCAGCAGGATGAGCCGTTGCACGGGAAGCCAGCAGCCCATCAGCCCATGCTCCGCCAACGAGGCGGTCATCACATCGCCATGCTCGCGTGCGAGCAGTATCAGATCGTCCGTGTCGTGTTCCTTTGTCAGACGGATTCGTTTCCGAGCTGCTTCGCGTGCCGGGACAGTTTCTCGAAGTCGTTCAGTTGGGTCTCGTTGAACTTCCTGAACTCCTCTTTCGCCTTCCTGTCCGCGGTCGTCTTGCGCACGTGCCCGTTGCCGGTCAGCACCTGTCCGCCGGTGAACGAGATGTACTGGTCGATGAGCGCCACGCATTGCGCCATCGAGGTGAGCGAGTGGTTCATCGCGCGCATCTCCAGCACGTCGAGCAATCCGGTCACCATGCGGTTGAGGCGATCCATCTCGTCCTCGTCGAGATAGTTCTTCGCCACGGTCACGTCACGTGAATGGATGCGTCCGTCCGGTGCCCCGTCCCATGTGGTCAGTCCCATATGCGGTTTGTTCGCGTCGGCCCGGCTGTTGATGATCTCGGCCGCGGTCTGTCCGGAGGCGGCGTGATGCATCTTGTTCTGTATGGTCGCGTAGAACTCGCGTGCGACGTCGCTGTCCTTGTCGTAGTCGGAGCTGACGTCCTGGAATATGTCGGTGATTTTGAGCCATACGCGACGCTCGCTCGCCCGGATGTCGCGGATGCGCGCGAGCAGCTCGTCGAAGTAGTCCTGTCCGAATGGTCGTCCGTTCTTGAGCATGTCGTCGTTGAGCACGAATCCCTTGACGATGTACTCGCGCAACGTGCCCGTCGCCCACTGCCGGAACCTGGTCGCCTGCATGCTGTTGACCCGGTAGCCTACCGCGATGATCGCGTCGAGGTTGTAGAATCGGATGGCCCGGCGAACCGTTCTGCCGCCTTCGTTTCGAACTTGTAAGAAATTCTTACAAGTTGTCGTCTCGGATAGCTCGCCGGATGTGTAGATCTCCTTCAGGTGAAGTGTGATGTTTTGCGGTGTTACGCCGAACAGTTCGGACATCTTCTTCTGCGACAGCCAGAACGTCTCGTCCTCGTATGTCACCTCCACCGGGACGTTCCTGCCATCCTGCTGGTACAGCACGATCTGCGCCTGCACGCCGGCCCCCTCAGCCTCACACATATCCACTCCCTTCCTGACTGTTTCCCGATTCTCTCGAATTCTACCGAATTGAACCTTTCACCGCCCCCGCTATACGTCCTGTCCGTACTCGCGCTGCTCGGCGTGCGCGTCGCCCTCCTTCGCGGCCAATTCCTGACCATCGAGTAGATCGTCGACGTCACCCGTGAAGGATTGGATCATCGGGGAGGCAGAGCCGAAGGACGAAGAGGCAAGAGAAGCTCTGTCAATTTCCGATGCTCTCTTCGAGATGTTCTGCAACTGCTCATCTGGGTTTGCGCCACATGCCAGGCAGATCGCAATGAATTCGGAGAGTTTCGCCGGCGCGCGTCGTTGTGTGCATATATCGCCTATTCGGCTGGCTGTAATTCTACCGCCGGTTTTTGCCGACAATGCCCTATAGGAGAGGCCGGAGCTACTGATAAGAGCGCTGAGAATGTCCGTCGTAGCCATATCTACGGAGTTCCACTCGTGTTTCGTTGCCATGCATAAAAAATACCACCTGACTTCACATGACACAAAGCGACGTCACATGACGACACGCCGTGTGGTTGACAACGCATTGTCGTCATGTGACGATGTAAAACATGAAGTCACATGACGACAACGCAGCAGCTTCGGCTATCAGAAGCCTCCGGATAGAGACGCTACTCAAGGAGGTGTCGAAGACTGAGCTGGCGCGGGCCACCGGACTCCATCGCCAGACGGTAGCGAAGGTGCTCAAGTCAAATGACATGAGTCTCAGTACTTTCATCGGCCTCTGCAAGGCGGCCGACCTCAACCCAGCCGAGCTCGTCACCCAAGCCATCAAAGAGGAGGAATCGAAATGACCACCGCAACCCATACCGCAGGCAGATGGACGCAATGCCCGGCCTGCATGGCGAAGGACCGCATGCTGAGCACCTCGGCAGAGAACTACCGCGGGCGCATCGTCGACCACGCCAGCAGAACGCCGCTCGAGCGTGAACGCGAGGACGTCGCGTTCGCCTGCTACCGGCTCGCGTTCCACGAATGGGAGCAGAGCATCGCCGACCATCATGCGGCCAACGGAGACGAGACGGAGGAAGGAGACGCATCATGAGCGCCGCAACCGACATTCCGCAGGTGACGACGTACATGTGCGAACCGGTGGCGGTCCGAATGCGCGACGCCTGCCAGCTGCTCGGCGTCTGCGACGAGGAATACGTGCGCCGGCTCGCACGGGCCGGGAAGATCCGCAGCCGCAAACTACCCGGCACCAAAACCGTCCTCTACAGCGTCCAATCCATCCACGAGTACATGGGAGACCGCACATGAGCACGAAAAGCATGGCATGGCGCCAACCGCCACGCATCCGCAAGGAGGACGTGCTCCACATCGTCCGCTGCGCCGCCGAAACCATGCAATCAAGCAATGCGAGGTTCCTCCGCAACCACGCGAAGACCCTGAACGGCGGCGTGACGCCCATGCAGGCGCTGAACGAGGCCGCCGACGCACTCGACCCGCAGGCGTCCGAACAGTCACGACTCAACCTCGAAACCACCATCCAGAACATGACCACCACCACAATGAACTGGCTCAACGAGTCAGAACAGCAACACCCCGAAGGAGACCCCAATGAGTGACATCACCCGCACCGTCCTCTACACGATCAGCGTATTGGCCACAGGCCTGTTCATCGGACTCGCCACACACCCCACCACACCAACCGCAGGCGTCTCCACGTTCTTCACCGCCGGCATGCTCATCCTCGCCATCGCATGCGCAGTATGTGCGCTGCGCATCCTATGCGCCGACCCGTCAACCGACCCGAACCCCGAAACCAGAAACAAAGGAGACGAGTGACCAACACACAACAGATACGTGAACCCGTCGCGCTCCTCATCCCCGGCAACCCCGTCGCCAAAGGACGACCACGCGTCTACCACGGACACGGCGTCACCCCACAGAGAACCCGCGACGCCGAACACATCATCCAACGACTCTTCCGTGAAGAGTTCCCCGGGTTCACCCCCTACGAATGCCGCATCATCGTCAACTGCGAATTCTGGATGAGACGCAAAGGAAAACCCGACTGCGACAACCTCATCAAACTCTGCACCGACGCACTCAACGGCATCGCCTACCAGGACGACGAACAGATAGAGATCATCACCGGACGACGCTACCTGCCCGACTCCCGCATCCAAACCGAACACGGATGGCGATGGAGACGCTCAAAGGATCCCTGCACCTACTACGGCACACCCTACGAGCCACACACGCTCATCCACATCACCCCCATCAACAACTGCGCGGACCGCCTGTTCCGCCCGACCAGAAAGAGAAAGAACCCATGACCGAGAACACCATGCCACCCACGCAGGGCACACTCATCGAAAACGAGGAAGACCTCGCATGGGCGTTGGCCGACCTCGTACCGGTCGCATCCAAGATGCTCGACGCCGCAGCCACCTACCTGAGCCGGGTCGGTAAGAAGGTGGATGACGACAAGTGCCCGCTCACGCCCAACCAGCTGCGCGTCCTATCCAAGAGCACCGACCTGGCCCAACGCATCGTCAAGATCAGCAGCGAAGTCAACCTCATGCTGCGCCAACCCAACCAGTGGCTCCGCGACGACGCGGCACACGCGGCGAAGCAGCCTTCCGCACAGGACGTGCCGCTCCTGGACGAATCAGACGTCGTCTCAGCAGAAATCATCGACGAATAACAAGAAGGAGAACACCACCAATGAGCGACCTCACCGCAACCGAAGAAACCCTCGTCAGCGCGCTCACCGACGCCAACACGAGCGAACTGACCGACGAACAACGAGCCGGATTCCTGTTCGCCGCCCAAGCACGACACCTGGCGACCCTCAAGGAACAGAAGAAACAGATCGAGGAGGAGATCGGCGAACTCGAACAGGCCATCATCGCACAGCACGGCGAAGGCGTGCACAAGGCGGGCGGCTACCAGGTGACCGTCAGCAACGGCATCCGCACGCTCGACACGAGGAAATTCACATCCGCGTTCCCGCCGGACCGGTATCCGGGACTGTACGAGACGAAACCGCTCGCCTACGGCAAAGCCTCGAAACTCGTCGGAGAACCCGCACTCGCCGCATGCGTACGCACCGGCAAACCACAGATACGACTCAAGAAGTCCGACAAGGAGGACATGTGGTCATGACCGATCCGATCAGCGAACATGCACGGCTCACCCGACGCATCCGCGCAGCGTTCATCACGGCGTTCGACGAATACGACGTCTCCCCGGACGTATGCAACGACCTGTACATGATCCCGGTGGACTACGTGTACGACATCGCGGACCGCGTACTGGACGAACTGGAAGCGAACGACGAGGCCGACGAGGCCGACGAGGGCGTGGAACACCCATGACCTACGGAGAATACCAGGCGGCGACCAGCAGACCCGACCTGCGCGAACCACTCGGATACTGCACCCGATGCGGCATAGGACTACCCGACGCAAGCGCCAGATCCGGACGCACGCTCTGCGCCGAATGCGAACCCGAACAACAGCAACACGCCACCCGGCACAAGGAAGGAGAAGCCCCATCATGAGCGTCGACTACGCGGCCATCGCCAAAGCCGCACTCAACGGCGGCATCCACCGGCCAGCCGAATGGATGAGCCCCGAACCCGTGCGCATCTGGCCCGGCATCCGCCGCCACATCGCCGACCGCATCCGCAACCAGCCACGCACACTCCAAACCGAAATCGGCCCAAGCGAACTCGGCACCCAATGCCTGCACCACCTAGGACAGCGACTCATGGGACGCAAACCCGCCGAACAGGACATCAAATGGCTCCCGTTCATCGGCACCAGCGTCCACGCGCAGTTCGAGCGCATGTTCGGCGACGAAACCAAATTCGAGACCGAGACGCGCGTGGACGTGGGCGAGATATGGCCCGGACGCATGGTGAGCGGCAGCATCGACCTGTGGAGCGGACGCCACAAGGCGACCATCGACTGGAAGATCGTCGGCAAATCGACCCTCGACTCGGTACGACGCGACGGACCATCCCAGCAGTACAGGATTCAGGCGAGCCTGTACGGCATAGGCATGACGAACCGCCTCAAGACGCGCGCAGTGGAACACTCCTGCATCTACTACCTGCCGCGGAACGCGCAAAGCATCGATGACGGATACATCTACGAGACCGGATTCGACCCGCAGCCAGGACTCTGGGCGCTCAACAGGGCACGACTCATGCTCTGCCTGCTCGACACGCTCCGTACCGGATACGGAAACGCGACGGTGGACGACTGGATCGACTGCCTGCCACGCAACCCGCAGCACTGCTTCACATGCTCGGACACGGCGAAGAACTGGCATCCGACAGACGACGAGCTCATACGCGGACTCGACTACCAGTCGGCGCTCAAACAGCGCACAGACGCCGCATACGAGCGGCTCCCGGACCTTGCGCGAACCATGCTCACCATCCCACAAGAAAACTACCAACCAACCCAACCATCAAAGGAGAATAACCAATGAGCGACTACAACCAGCAGACCCCCGACTTCGGCAGCGTCGACGCATTCGGCGCCCCATCAGGCGCCAAAACTTTCTTCACCGCAGACACCACGATCGGCACGAGCATCGTCGGAACGGTCGAGAAGATCGAGACCGCAGGCGTCCGCAAATTCAAGAACGGCGAGATCACCAACGAACTCGACTACTGGGACTCGGGACAGCCGAAGATCCAGCTGCACATCGTGCTCGACACCGACCTGCCTCCGGAGGACGAATCGGACGAAGGCAAGCGCAGCATCTGGATCAAGGGATGGGGCGGGCAGCGGCGCGCCTACCAGGACGCGGTCAAACGCAACGGCGGCAAGAGCCCCAAGCCGGGCGACCGGTTCCGCGCCACCTACAAGGGGCTTGGCGAGAAAGGCAAGATGCCGCAGGCGCCGAAGGTGTACGAGTACGAGATCATCCCCGCCAGCAGGTCAAGCGTGGACGCGTTCGGAGCCGCCACACCCACACCATCGCAACCCGTACAGGTCGGATCAGCCGCCGTCAACGCCGGCACGCCCACGCAGACGCAGGCACGCCCATCGGGTGCTCTGCCGACGGGCAACACGACGCTCGTCGCGCAACTGCACGCCGCAGGACAGACGGACGAGCAGATCGCGAACATCACGCGGTTGAGCGTCAGCCAGGTGCAAGCCATCCTGAACGCGAACAACGACGAAGACGACTTCTAGGTAACGAAGGAACGTTACCTAGCGTTGCCGGGTCACGCAATCTCGTCGAACAAAACGTGACCCGGTCACGCTTGGTCACATAGCTCTGTGACTACCAAAAGCAAGCAGACAGTAAGTAAAAAACATCAATGGTCACGTGGTAACGAAGCATACAATCCTATATCCCTATTTTACTTATTTTTTAGGTATTGGGGTATAGGGGTCGAAACCGCGTTACTGCGTGACCGCTCGAAAGGACGAATCATGGCAAGGTATGGGTACGAGCCAATCCCTACGGATCTACTGCCCGCCGCCTACTCACGGATCTTCGCTGATCTGTGCGAGACGTTCACGCCGCCGAACGATTCGACCTGCGTGCGCACGCTCGACGGGCGCAGCCTCGAACTCGTGTGCGTCGCACGCACCAAGAAAGGCCCGAAGGAGCCTGAGATTCCCATCGGCTACCAGAAAGCCATATGGGAGCTGCGTGAGGGGCATCTGCGCTGGTGCCCGAGCCAGAAACGACTGTGGAGACGCGACGCGGACCGGGCCGATCATGAAGGGGAGCGCTACGTGCTCAACTCGTGGCATCCCGTCAAGAGTATCGAGGACGAGTACTCGGTCAAACCATCCATGGCATTGCCCGCCTACGCGCAGACCATCGAAGCCGAGGCCGCCCGTCGGGGATGGTTCGACATCGTCGAGCGTGGCGTGCGCATCGGACGGTATGTGTGGGTACGCCGCGATGGCAGGATCGTCGCACTCGACGATCAGCAGCTCGCGGTCACGCAGACGTTCGACACGACCGGATTGACCAATGAGGCGGTGGAACAGGCGGAGCGCATCTGCCGGTGGCTGACCGCGGACGAGAAATCGTACCGCAATCTGGTACGTATGTTCTGCACGCCGTGGCTTGAACCGTTCAAGCAACTCTCGTATGTGCTCAGCGGTCATGGCGGTGACGGCAAGACGCTCGTCATGTCGCAGTGCGTGCTCGGTGTGCTCGGCGACGGGAAGGTGTTCCCCTCGTTCTCGGCGGCGCAGTACTGCCAGTCTGGCGGGTACACGCTGACCCGCGAGTCGATGAACGATGCGATGGACGGGTGTGCGTTCGCCTATGACGATGAGGCCGGCGATGTGGGGGAGGGCATGCTGCCGTGGCTGCGTGCACTGTCTACCGGGTCGTCGGTGCAGGCGCGTGTCATCGGTGGCAGATACCGGACGATGGTTCCGAGCGCGACGCTTGTGCTGTGCACGAACCAGTCGTTCGCGGATTCATCGGAGGCCTCGGATGCGCGCAGGTTCGTCAAGGTCCAGTTCCACTCGTCCAAGGGACGTTCGTATGACGAGTACCACGCCATCGAACGGTTCGTGAAGGCGCATCCCGCCGCGTTCTACGCGCTCTCATGCCGGCTGTGGGAACGGTCCGACGCGCCGGAGATTGTGAACCTCTCGCCGGCCAGAGCAATCACCGACGAGATGTTCTGGCTCATCAACGAGATCTGCGACAACGAGGAACGCATCGGCCAGCCAATCGCGGTGCGCGGCGACTACCGCAAGGAATTCCATAAGACCATCGACGAATCACTGATCCAACTACTCGGCTTGGAAAACTCGACTACGAGAAAAGGCGAAGGTGTACGGCAGCGTGTGGTGCGTGTGGCTGACCGGGCGCGCTTCGACGTGTATCGGTGTGCGGTCATGGAATCGGAGACGGATGAGTCTCTGGTGCCCGACGTGCCGGAGCCGATCGAGGACGTGGACGCGTTGTCTCCGGCTGATTTCGGTTTCGCTGCCGACTATGTGCCGGCGGACGAGTTCAAGGTCGCGCGCAACTGGAAGCAGTTGAGCGGTTCGCCGAACGTGGACACGTCGAAGCGTCCGGATGCGGCCGCGTATGCGGTCGTGCCGCGTGAGGGGTGGATCGTGGTCGACATGGACGTGCCCGAGGACGGCTCCGAGACGGGTTGGCATCTGGCGAACTCGCAGGTCGGCGTGTACGGGTCGTCGGCGTTCCCGAAGACACTGCTCGTGCGTACCCCGTCCGGCGGCGTGCACGCCTACTACCGGCTGCCGGCAGGGCGGGAGGGCGTGTTGCGCAACGCGTCGCATCCCGGCAAGGACGAGGAGCATCCAGCCGGCCTGCCCATCGATCTACGTCTTGAGCGCAAGGGGTATGTGGTCGGGCCGGGCAGTCGGGTCGCGATCGGCGAGTATCGCATCGTGGATGTGCCCGACGGGCCGATTCCCGAATTGAGCGACGCATGGTTCACGTGGATGGCGGCGCATGACGGCTACGTGGATACGCCCACGGGCGGTCAGGGCAGCTTCCGCATGCCGGCGAAGAGCGGACAGGTGACGATGAGCGTCGCCGAGTTCGGACAGGGCCCCGCGTGCCGGGATGGTGAGCCGCCGGTGGACATGAGCCCGATCCCGAAGGGACGACGCAACACGGAGCTGCATGCGTGGGCGTACGGGCGTGCCGTGAACCATCCCGACAATCTAGGCCGGATCGAGCACGACCTGTATGCGCGCGGCCGGATCAGCGGCCTGCCGGAAAGCGAGTTGGCGACGATCTGGCGGTCGATCATGCGTCAGCTTGGCGGTGCGCGGTGAAACCGCCCAAGCCGGCGTGGCTGCGTCTGGTCGCGCCCAAAGGGTCGTCGTGTTTGGTGGCGTGCGTGTGCGCGTGCGGCCGTTGGGTGGTCGAGGACCGAGAAGGCGTGTGGAGCAGGTGGGATGCTCCTGTGCTCGGAGCCGTCGAACTTCCTGTCGCGTTGATCCTGCACCGCACGCTTGCCGAACTCGTGCCCGGTGCGCACGGGTGCCGACTGGTCGAGGTGTGCGGCGTGCACGGGCTGCATGCGGACGGCCAATACCTCGCCGCGCACGACTGCACGCAGGGCGTCATCGACGGGCGCGCGTACAAGCCGCCGCATCGTAAGGCCCGACGGCAGGGGTTGTCGTTCCTGCCGTCCAGCTCGGACATCCAATTGACGGCCGACCCGTGGAGCCGGCTGCTGTTCAACCAACAGGAAGGAAACCAATCATGAATGACGACATGCTCGATTCGCCCGCGCACTACGAACGCAACGGAGTCGAATGCTGGCAGATCACGAGGCACATGACCTACATGCTCGGCAACGTGTGCAAATACGTGTTCAGGCACCGGCTCAAAGGCAACCCTTACGTCGACCTGCAGAAGGCGTTGCGCTATTCGCGGCAGCTGAATGCCGTGGACATGGGCCTGTTGCCGATGACGGACAGCACGCTCGTGCTCGTACAGCATGCGTGCCTGCGGGTGCGCGACGTGTCCCCGACGGATGCGGAGCGTCGTTTCTGGGAGATGGTGTTGCCGGTGCGCATGCCGGATTCGCATAGGCCGCGGGTCAGCGACGCCAACCCGGAGGCGTATCCCGTCGCGCTCAACGGGATCGTCGGGGAGGAACGCCCATGACCACCAACGTCAGCCAACGCAAAACCGACCTCAAAGAGATCGCGGACTGGTGCAGCGGTCGCGCGTACAGCGACAACGCGCCGCTCGACGATTACGTCAAGGGGTATCAGGACGCCATGGAAGAGGCCGCATCGCACTGCCTCGCGCTGATGGGCCGCATGTGGACGGCGTGACATTGCTCATGCTCGCCGTCATCTGCCTCATCATGCTCGCCGTGAGCTGGTTCACCGACAACCACAAATTCTGAAACGTAGAAAGGAAGAAATGCTATGCCATCCGCTCGAATCGTCGAGATGATCCGCAAATGGGCGGCCAACGGGTACAGGACCGCCGAAATCGCACGACTCGTCAAACTCACTCCGCAGGAGGTGCGTGACATCATCGCAGCGGGGCACGGCATCGGGAACAAGGCGTCAAAGCCCGAGTTCCTCATGCCGGGCGAGGCGCGCGACGTGCCGCTGTTCGGAGAGGAGGCCGCGTGAGCGCAGAAGCCGCGAACCACATCCAGCTGCGTATCGGACAGGTGCGCGCGCTCATCCCCGACGTGCGCGCCGTCGCCGACAAGCGGGTCAACATGCAGCATGGTCGTGGTGGTGCCGGATGTCCAAGCCCCATCAACCTCGCCGCCTACGACCTGCTCAACTGCGTCGGCGACCTCGGGCTCACGCTCGTGCGCGCAGCCGGATTGGTGGTGGGGCGTGACGTGTGGGAGCAGCTGGACAGGCAGACCGTCGCGTATGCGTTGTCGGAGCGTGAGGACGTGGACTGGATATGCGCCTGGCTCGACGGCGCACGCGTTCAGCTCGACCGGTTCCTCGACCCCGCGTCCTGCCGCAAATATGTGGGCGTGTGCCCGCAATGCGGTTGGGGGGTGTGGATCGCCGAATCATCCTCCGTGTCGGGTTCGATGCGGTGCCGTATGTGCGACCGCATGCTGGACCTGCATGACGTCGCCGAAGCGCACAAATACCGGCTGCTCCTCTCGGACCATGCGGATACGCTGCGTCATCTGCGCGACCTGCTCAACGCATGCGGATACCACGTGTCGCTGCATACGATGAGGACGTGGAGCAAGCGCGGCAGGATCCATCCGTGCGGCGAACAGGACGATGGCCAGCCGGTGTACCGCATAGGCGAAGTGCTCATGGCGATACGCAACCGGGGTAAGCACATCAGAAGCGAGTGACTTGACATTCTCGAAATGAACCATATTATGGAACTAATCTCGCGATACGAGTAACTCGATCGTGGGATACGGCCTCGGACGGCGTGGACTGTCCGGGGCCGTCAGCGTTCTTGGCGCCGCAGTCCAAACCACTTTTGGATACGCTCCCCGGCATGTGGCGCCAGTCATCTCCATATACTGGTGTCCAATGGTCCGATTGAACATTGAGCTGGGGAGCTGAAATGGGAAAGAAAAGAACCGTCTACTTCTTCACGGGTGCGGAAGTGATGGGAGAGGAAGAGCCGGTCGTATGGGATGACGATAACTGGGGCGACTTCCTAAGTGGTCTAAGTGCGCGGTCATCGTTGGAGCGTAGGGTGCGTGGATACATGCTTACAGGCATATTGGAACAGTCCGGACTCCATCAATTCCTGCATTTTACTAAGGAAAGGATGTTGTCCGACTGGCCGGAAGCCACGGACTCTCGCGGTGTTGTCGGGAATCTGGCGGAAAACAGGAAGGATACGGGAATTGCCTCCATTCTTGAATACGCGTATCTGCTACCAGTGGCCGGAACGCCTTATGTCGCGGTGTTCCGCTCATCAGGAGGACCAAGACCTACCGCGATAGGCGATTGGATAGGTGAAGTGGCGGACGACATTCCGCGTAATAAGGAGTTCGTGCTGCAACCCGTGTTGAGGAAGGACGCAAAGACCATCCTGCAGCGAGCGCAGGGCGTCAAACGCATCCAGGTGCGATATGAGGTCAGTGATTCGGATAGCCGTTCCGGCTCCATAGTGGAAGACGCCGTGATGGATGCGGCACGTGCCGCCGGCGAGGGGTATGAGAACATTGTGGTTGATCTGTGCGTTGGAATGAAAGGGCGTACGTATGACCAGCCAGCCGGATCCGCGTTGAAGAAACAGGCTGAGAGATTACTGCGGGACGCTGATCTTGGAATGCATGGCAGGAACGGGAAGATAGAAAAGCTACGGGCGAAGACATGGCAAGAGAATGATGACGGAGGATATCACACAGATCAAATCGACCTTTTCAAGCAGAGAATCACGCAACAAATTGATATCGGTGATAACAAGGAAGAGGCGCTGACTTCTGGGAAGATTATCCCATTGATGCTTACAGCCATCAAGGAATTCAAGAAGAATGGCGATACGTACTCCTCGTAGATTTATGGTTGGTGGATGAGAATATGTTGCAAAAAGCATGGGGAGGTATAAAAGACAACCCTGCATGCACCACTTGGCTCATCGTTCTGATTGTTGTGATACATGCGTTCGCCACATCCTTGGGATGGATCCCGAATGTATGGTCAAGGATAACTAGCAGTGATTGCGACGATAATGTGGTGAATTTGTATATAGCAATGCTATCCGTGTCAGCGCTTCAGGCCAGCTTCGCAGGAGTGATAGTGTCGCTTGGGTTGTCCGCGGAATACTCCTCGTTCCGAGTTCTGAGAGTGAAGGGCGGTAAAGCGCTTCAATCGAATTGGATGTCCATAACGCGGAACGGATTCATCAGCTCGGGCTTCGCATTGGTGGCCACGCTGCTGCAATTGATGAAATTCGACGGCATGGCTGTATGGTTCTTCGAGGCGGCGGTGCTCTTCTGTATGCATGGGATAATACGTTTGCTATGGCTATTCAGCAGACTGATTCAACTTGTGGGTGCGGAGGATAAGCAAGAACAGCGCAAAAAGCACGTCAAGCATGCCGACCGCTAGCCTATACCTCTACAAGATTTTAAGAATTGCGCAACTAGTGTAGAGCAGTCGTTCCACCTCTCTTAATTGTTGTCTGAATAGATTGATTCGCATTTGCCGCCGATCGCCAAACCATCCGGCGACGTAATCATCATCGACGATACCCGGACGAGCCATCACCCCGGTAGAGAAGGAGCCGACATGGCCAACGACATAGCAAACATCGCACACCAGCTCACCCGCATCGCCGACGCCATGCAACCAGCCGGCATGCAGGTCACCGAAGAGGACGCGCTCGCGGCGTGGGGTCTGCGCATCTACGAGGAGGAGTTCCTCGCCGCCGTGCAAAAGCTGGGCGTGGAGATCGTATGAGCACGCCGTCACGGTACGCGCAGAACGGTGCGCGCAGGCGGCGGATAGTCGCACGGCACCGGGCGCGTGTGCGAGCGGGGGAGCCGTGCGCGATCTGTGGCCGACCCATCGACCTGAGCATCCCGTATCCGGAGCCATGGAGCTTCGTGGTGGACGAGATCGTGCCCGTCGCCCATGGAGGCGACCCGCTGCTGTGGTCCAACACCGAGCCTGCGCATCGTTGGTGCAATGGCATCAAAAGCACACGCTCGTTGCAATGGGCGCGCGAGGAGGTCGCACGCCAACTCGCCGGCGTCGCTCGTGTCCCGGATGAACAGCGGAAACCATCCAGGGCGCCGTTCACCCGGCTGGACGTATAGGGCCGGTATACCCTCCGGTACCCCCAGGCTTGCCCACCACCGCATAGCGCCGCTCTCCCCCCGGATTCGTGGACGGAAAGTAACACGTTACCTTGTTACGTTACTCAGGAAGGCGGTGCAACGCCTATGAAATGCGCCATCTGCAAGCATGAGTTCACTCCAAGCCCGGACGCCAAACGCCCGCCGAAATACTGCTCGGACGCATGTAAACAGAAAGCCTACCGGCTGCGCAAAAGCATCGGCGCCAAACCCATCACGAAGAAAACCGTCACCCCCAAGCAGGTGCTCGCCGACGAGTTCGAATACTCGGGCGACGACATCCCCATGACCCCGTACGCGTTCAGACGGCGCATGGAACGCGAGATGGACGAACCGCTCGAGACCACGTTGCGCCGCAGCAAGGCCAAACTTCATCAGGTCATCGACGACCCGGGCACCCCACCCAACTGCATCGCCCAACTGACCAAGGCGCTCATCGAGGTGTCCGAAAAACTCGAGGCGATCACCGGCGCGGCCGACGTACTGCCCGACCTGCTCGCGGACGACGAGGAAAGCGAGACGATCGATGACGAACTCGGAGCGCAGATTATCTGACATCGCGCTGCACTTCAAAACACCCGACGGCATCGTCTCCAGCGACTTCCCGCGCCTCAACCGCATCGCCCGCAAGGCCGGCATACACTACGACCTATGGCAGCAAGGCCTGCTTTACCTGTTGTTCGCCCGTGACGAGCACGGCCGGTACGTGTGCGGCGAGGGCGGCCTGACCTTGAGCTCATGCCGGCAGATCGGCAAGACGTTCACGCTCGGTTCTGGCATGGCCATCAAATGCATCATGCAACCCGGCCTGACGGTCATCTGGACCGCGCACCACAGCCGCACCTCGGACCAGACGTTCAACGACCTCGCCGACCTCGTCGACGCGCGCGACAGCGTGTTCAAACCATACGTGGACCGTATCCGCCGCGCCAACGGACAACAGGAGATTCGCTTCAAAAACGGGTCGCTCATCGCGTTCGGCGCCCGCGAACACGGTTTCGGCCGAGGCCTGCACTCCGCCGACGTCGAAGTGTTCGACGAAGCGCAGATCCTCACCGTCAAAGCGCTCGACAACCTCGTGCCCGTCATGAACACCGCCCAAGACCCGCTCGTCGTGTTCCTGGGTAATCCACCCAAGCCGGGCGACCCGAGCGAGGTGTTCCAGGACAAGCGCACGGCGGCGCTCTCTGGCGTGAAGGGCATGGCCTACATCGAGTTGAGCGCCGACCCGGGCTGCGATCTGGACGACCGCGACCAGTGGGCGCGCGCGAACCCGAGCTACCCAAAACGCACCAGCGAACAGTCCATCATCCGCCTGCGCAAGACCCTCGCCGAAGACAGCTTCCGACGCGAGGCGTTGGGCGTGTGGGACGAGAACACCGCCGAGACGGCCATCAGCGCCGACGACTGGGCCCGCGGCACGGTCACGGATCCGGACATGACCGGCCGGGTCAGCTACGGCGTGGACATGCCACCGGACCGTTCCTCGCTGTCCATCGGCGTGGCCATCCGCCATGACGACGGACAGACCGCGTTGGTCAACATGCAGGAATACGCCGACGTGCGCGCACGCGGCACCGCATGGGCCGTCGACTACTTGGCCGACAAATGGAAGAAGGCGTCGGCCATCGTCATCGACTCCATGAGCCCTGCCGTCAGCCTCGTACCCGACCTCGAGAAACGCCACGTGCGGGTCACCGTCACCCAGACACGCGACCTGGCGGCAGCCACGGGACGCATGCTCGACATGATCCACGAAGGCACATTGCAGCATCTGCCAGCCGACCAGCAACCGCAATTGACCGCCGCAGCCCTAGGCGCCACATTGCGCGCCATCGGCCCCAACGGCGCCATGGCATGGAACAAGAAAGGCTCGGACATCGACATCAGCCCACTGCAGGCCGCCACGCTCGCCCTGCACGGCGCTTTCACGTCGAAACGCGACCCGAGACGCAAACAACGCATGAGGAGGCTCATATGACCCTCATCCATCCCTATAGCGACTGGACCTCGTCCAGCGGGATGCTCGTCACCGCTCCCGTCGACGTCACTGGACTGGACACGGATGAGCTCGCACTGCTCGACGAACTCATCGACGTATGGAACGCGAAACGTGTCCGCAACGCGTTGAAGACCCAATACGCCGACGGAAAGCACAAGCTTGAACAGATCGGGTTCAGCATCCCACCCAGCATGCGCTCCCTGCAGGAAGTCGTCGGATGGCCAGAAAAAGCCGTACGCGCCCACGCCGAGCGCTGCATGTTCGACGGATTTGTATCCAAACACGACTCCCAGGACCCGTTCGACCTTCGTCGGCTCATGGCGGAGAACAACTTCGACAACGAGATTCCCATGGCCATCGCATCCAGCATGATCCATTCATGCGCGTTCATCTCGGTCGTCAAAGGCAATATCAGCGACGGGGAACCGCCCATCGTGGTCACCGCCACCAGCGCGGAATGGGCCGCAGGACTGTGGAATCCACGCAAACGCTGTCTGCGCGGCGGCATCGTCATCCACAAGAAGGACGACTACGCATCACCCATCTCGCTCACCCTGTTCACGCCGGACAAAACCATCGACCTGCAACGCTCGAATGCCGACGGACAATGGCACGTGAGCGGCAAACCGCTTGTACACGGTCTGCACCGTGTCATGATGGAAGTGCTGGCGTACCGCCCCACACTCGATAGGCCGTTCGGCCGGTCCGTGATCAGCCGGCCCGTGATGAGCATTACCAACGATGCGGTAAGGACCGTGCTACGCAGCGAAGTCAGCGCCGAATTCTACTCGGCGCCGCAATGGCTGCTTCTGGGCGCCGACCCGGACTCGTTCACCGACGATGACGGCAACCCGATCCCCGTATGGGAATTCGTCATCGGACGGTTGAACATGATTGGCAAGGACGAGGATGGCGACGTGCCCAAACTCGAGCAGATCAGCCAGCAGAGCGTGCAGCCGCACATCGAGCAGATGCGAGAGCTTGCCTGCCGTTTCGCCGGAGAGACCAGCGTACCCGTCAGCTCGCTGGGGGTCGTCACCGACAATCCATCCAGCGCCGAGGCGATGCATGCGGCCGAAAAGGACCTATGCGTAGACTGTGCCGCAGCCACACGCGTGTATGGAGCGGCCCTGCGCCGTGTCGCCCAGGACATGATTCTTCTCCGCGACGGACCGTCGAATGATCAGGAGACTATCGACGAGTTCGCGTCCCTGTCGGTGCGTTGGCGCAACCCCGCGATGCCCAGCGTCATCGACGCCGGCGACGCGATGGTCAAACTCATCGGCGCGTTCCCATGGCTTGCCGACACGACCGTCGCCCTCGAGGAGGTCGGCTTCACCGACGAGCAGATCACGCGCTTGCTCGCCGAGAAACGTCGCAACCAGGCGATGGGATCGCTTGACCAACTGTTGACCCCCAAGGAGGTGCCCGATGCCCGACAGGACGGATCTCGACCGGCTGGCGCTGGCACAGAACCGGACGGTGGCACTCGCGCAGACGGATCTGGGCAAACTCTGGGCCAACCTCAAGGGACTGGAACCGAGCACGCAGCGTGACCTGCTGCTCGAGACCATCCCCGCGCTCGTGCAACGCCACGGCGACATCGCCGCCACAGCCGCGGCCGAATGGTACGAGACGGTACGCCGCAAGGACACCGGACAGGCACGCTACGATGCCGTACTGGCCGAATGCTTCCCCTCGCAGGCGGTGCAGGACTCCATTCGTTGGAAGGCCGGCGTCCTGTGGGACGACCCCGAACAGATGGCACGGTTTCTATCGAACGCGACCGACCGGTGGGTCAAATACTCCGGACGCGCCACCATAATGCAGAACGTCTCGCGCGACCATGCGCGCTACGCCATCGTGCCGCAAGGCAAGACCTGCGCGTGGTGCACGATGCTCGCTTCGCGAGGGTTCGACTACAGGAGCATGGACACGGCGCGCGCGTCGATGCACGAGCATTGCGACTGCCACCCATGCCCGCAATGGGACGCGAAGAAGACCATCATCGCCGGATACGATCCCGACGCGATGTACAGCAGATACCTGCAGGCATGGGAAACCGTCAACGGAAAAGACAAGCCGGTATATCTGGATGCCACCGACACCGAGCAATCACGGATCCTAACGGTGATGCGTCGCCAACACCCATCCGAATACACCGACGGCGAGCACGGCTACAATCCCGACCGTAAGAAACGCAGCAAGCAGTCCGTCGGAGACCTCAACCTCGCCACATGGGACGACTACCGCGCCTCGCTGTCTGAGCGTTTCATCGCCGCCAACAACCCCGGCTGGAAGCTGCCACCGGAAAAGCCCACAGAGGTGCCAGGATGGTGGCGTGACGACCCTGACCTGCCAGAACTGACCGTCAAACAACTCAACCACCTGCTATACGGTTCAGGAGAAAAGCCCAGTAAAGGCGAAGACGCACGAAAGTGGCAATACAGTGGCGGCCACATGGCAGGATACGGTTGGGTCGCCGACCGACCGGAATTCCCCGAAGACTGGGATGAACAGCGAATATTGCAAGCCGCGAAGGAAGTTTGCGAACAGTCTGATTCGTTCCACATCGCACAAGAGATGACGGTTGACGGATGTGATATGGTAGTTGTATTCGGGAAAAAGGGTCGTGTTGCAAGTATCTACCCGAAGGAGGTTGGATACCATGATCAAAGAAAAGACTCCTGATGATGTGTTGCTTGGCAAGTTTGTTCAAGTCTTCTTAGATGCGCACGCTTACAAAGAGGCTGACCTGCTGCAAAGTATGCAGGTGGCAGGTGAATTCGCATGCGGTTTCGATTTCGCGATGGTGGCATTCAAAGACCTTGGCATCAGCCCCCCAGTGGATTTGATGCATGCCATGATGGATTCCGTTTGGCTCGAGAAAGACTCATATGCCGATGATATTTGCCAAGAGTTCTTGAAGAAAGCCGAGTCCGATAATGCGTCGTGACATGGATCTGATCCGGCGTATCCTCGTCATGGTGGGGGATTCGCCTGTGCCGTTGAACGCGACGGTGTTCGTGGACGAGACGCATCCGTTCGAGACGGTCGCCTACCATATCGACCTGATCGGGCAGGCCGATCTCGCGGACACGTCCATCACACGGATGTGCGGAGGCGTGATCGCCGGCGCCGAGGTCGGCCCGTTGACGTGGGACGGCAACGAATTCCTCGATGCGATCCGCTCCGACACCATCTGGTCGCGCGTTAAACAACGCGTCGGCGCCACGGTAGGGTCAACCACCATCGACGTGATCAAAGCGCTCGCCACCAAGATCGCATCCGACATGCTCATATAAGCGGCACTCACTGATTTCCATGCAAAGCCACCCCAAGGGGTGGCTTTCCTCATATTCAGGCCGGGCCCACACCGGTCCGCGCGGGTTCGACTCCCGCCCCGGCCACGACACCGACACCATCGTCGGGCGGCGCCACGCGCACGCCGAACCCCAAGCGCGGACCCAAACGGCCACGATGACCGCATCATCGGCAACCACACTCTCATTTTGGAGGAACCATGCCCATCGCACGCCTCAAGCACATCCACTGCATCGTGGAACCGAACACCGAGCCGGAAGGCTCCGGGACGGAAGACGAGCCGCGCTCGCGTGAGTACACGCAGGCCGAGATCGACGAGATCGTAGCCAAACGCGTCGCCCGCGTCAGGAAACAGTACGGCGACTACGAGGACATGAAGAAGAAGGCCGCGAAGCTCGACGAGATCGAGGCGGCCAACAAGAGCGAACTTGAGAAGCTCGCCGAACGCAATCAGGAACTGGCCGCCCAGCTCGCCGAACGTGAGCATGCGGCGCTCATCCAGACGGCGTGCATCAAGCACGGCGTGCCTGCCGACTACATGGATCTGGTCACCGGAGCGGACGAGGACAGCATCGACAATGCGGCCGAGAAGGTGGCCAAACTTCTCGCCGGCAAGCAGATGACCGATCCAGCCGTGGGTACCAATCCGGCGATGGGCTCCATACCGTCCGGGTCGGCCGCCCCCAGTCTCGACGAGCAGATTCACGCGGCCGAGACGAAAGGCGATTTTGCGCAGGCGATGATTCTCAAGAGCCTCAAACTCGGTTCGCGATAACCCAATCACATCTAAGTCGTAAGGAGACATCATGCCGGGAATCACCGGAATGGGCACAACCTACAACCTTCCCAACTACGTGGGCGAACTGTTCGCCGCGTCCCGTGAGGACACGCCGTTGCTGTCCGCGATCGGAGGCCTGACCGGAGGACGGTCGACCGGTTCGACCAGTTTCGAATGGCAGGGCTACGACCTGCGCGACGCGCAGGACAACCGACAGCGCAAGGAAGGCGAGGACGCACCCGACGGCGAGGAGCGCGTGCGGTTCAACGCGCGCAACGTCGTCGAGATCCATCAGGAGGCCGTGGAACTGTCCTACACCAAGCAGGGCGCCACGCGCATGATCGACGTCAAGGACCAGGCCACCGTGAGCATCGGCGGCACCGTCATCCCCGCCAACGAGATGGCGTGGCAGATCGAACAGCAGCTCAAGCAGATTGCGCGCGACGTGGAACTGAGCTTCATCACGGGCACCTACCAGAACCCCGACGACAACACCAAACCGCGCAAGACCCGCGGCCTGCTCGAAGCGATCACCACGAACACGCACACCACGACCCACACCGCCAAGACCCTCACCGAGGACGACGTGCTCGACCTGATGCAGCTGGCATGGGACAACGGCGGCATCCGTGAATCCGAGACACGCACCATCGTCGTCAACTCCGACCTCAAGCGAGCCCTGACGCGCATCTTCATCAAGGACGCCGGCTACAAGGAGGAGACCCGCAACGTCGGCGGCGTGAACCTGCAGACCATCGAAACGGACTTCGGCCGGTGCAACATCATGCTCGACGCGATGATGCCCAAAGACAAGCTGCTCGTCCTCTCGCTCGAACAGCTCGCCCCGCGTTTTCTGGAGATCCCCGGCAAGGGGCATTTCTTCGTCGAACCGCTCGCCAAGACCGGCGCGGCCGACAAGGTCCAGATCTACGGCGAGATCGGCCTCGAATACGGCGCCGAGAAAGCCCACGCCGCGCTCACCGTCAAGGCCTCGACGACCTCCGGCGCCGGAGCGTGACCATCATGAACGCCACGGCCGGCCAGCCGTTCGCGAGCGTGGATGACCTGCAGGCCGCATGGCGCGACCTCGACGAGACCGAACGCCTCCGGGCGACCAAGCTCATCGACTACGCGTCCGACCTGATCCGCACCTACCCCGGATGGCGCACTGCGTCCACGCTCACCCTGGAACGCATCTGCTGCTCGGTCGTGCGCCGCGCCATGGAAGCCGACATGAACGGCACCCCGGCCGGCGCGAACAGCATGACCGAGACCGCAGGCCCCTTCTCGAACACGTTCGGATTCTCCAACCCGAGCGGGGACCTGCGCCTATGGCCCAGCGAGGAAGCCCAACTCAAAGGCCGCAAGGCCCGCGCGGCCAGCCTCGACATGGCCACCGGCATGCTCGTCGACCACCATACAAGGGAGGCGCCATGATCCGGGGCGAACCCATCACAATCCTGCGCCCGCATATCACCGGAGTCGACCAATACGGCGAGCCGATCCGCGGCTGGACCGAGGAAAGCGTCAACGACGTGCTCGTCAACCCGAGCACACCAACCGACCCGGCCGACTCCACACAACCGTCCGCACTCGAAACGTCTGCGACCCTGTACTTCCCCCGCACGTACACGGGGGAGCCGCTCAAGGGCTGCAAAGCCATCGTGCGCGGACGCGAATACCGCATCATCGGCGACCCCATGCCACTGGACGGGGGAGTGACCCCCACCCGGTGGAACATGCAGGCGCAGATCAGCAGGGACGACGGGAGATGACCATGACGACACCACGCATGCGCGTCGACCGCGAATGGCTCAACCAAAACGTGCTGCAAAACCCCGGTGTGCGCGCCGCGATCAACCAGACCGCACGCAGGCTCGCACCGATCGTCCAACAGATCGCATTGCGCGAAGGCGACCGCGACTACGCGAACAGCGTGCGCGTGAAAACCGGCGGCACCCGCCCCGGCCTCAAATCACCCACACGCATCCGCCGCCCGCAGGCACGCGTCATCATCGGCGACGAACACGCCATGGAAAAGGAACACGGCACCCGCATCTACCCCAAAAAAGGGTTCCTGCGCCGCGCCGTACACCAACTCTAAGGGGACACCATATGGTGAAGCGCATCACAGGCACATGGGCCGACCCACTCGCCATGGCCATCCGCTGGCTCACCAACGAGTCGGTCCATGCCAGTGTGACCGCAAGCCCACCAGCCGACATGCACCCCCGCACTGCCGCTCATCGTCTGCTCCCTCGCCCCCGGCGGCGGATACGACGAATACACGCGCTCGCAGCCGGTGGACATCGACATCTACGCCGCCGACCGCGCGCAGGCCATGCGCGTGATGGCGGACGTGGAGACACGCCTCGCCATGCTGCAGGGCACGGGCGACGAACACGGCTACGTGGACGCAAGCGAATTGACCGGGTTCACCGAACTGCCGCACACGCCGCCGGACATCATCCGCCTGGCGGCCACGGTCACACTCGACATGCGACCCCAATAACCACCCACCACCAATCAGGAAAGGAACTGTCATCATGGCAGACACACCCATCGACGACCTCGCGAAGATCCTCGACGACGACAACACGCTCGTGCACAAGTGGGGCACCCAGCTGCTCGCCATCGCCGACTACTCCACACCCATGCCGGACAAGTTCTTCGACACGGCCACCGGCAAACCACTCACCCTGCCGGCAGAGTTCAAGATCCTGGGCTACATCACGACCGACGGCCAGCAAAGCTCCCGCAGTATCGAATCGTCCGACACGAACATGGTGCAGGACCTCGAACCGGTCCGCACCGACATGACCGGCCGCACCAGAACCCTGCACGTCAACTTCGGCGAATCCAACGCATGGGTCAAGGGACTGGCCCACGGCCAGCCCGTATCCGCATGGCCCGCCAGCAAGGACGCGGACTGGGAGTACACCGACGGCGAGGTCACCGACATGCCCTACTACCGCCTGCTCACCATCGCACAGGACGGTGTGGGCGACGACGCAACCTACCGCATCCAGGCCGGCTACCGGTGCAAGGTCACCGACCAGGGCGACCAGACCCTCAACCGCTCCGACAGCGAGGTCGAGGACACCACCTTCGGCTTCTACAAGGACCCCGACTCCGGCAAGACCTTCACCGAAGCCCAATCCAAAGCCAAGAAAACAACCGCCCGAAGCGCAGCCCCCGCCAAAACCAACTAAAGGAGACAACGGATGAAGAAACCAAGTTTGCACGCCATCAGGCAGAAATACAAGGAAACCCACCCTGACACCCCCGAATGGATCGAGTTCACGATCGACGACCAGCCAGACGCGACCGTCTACCGCATCCACCACCCACTGTTCCAGACCAACACGGAAAAACGCGCCATGCGCGCCGCCCAAGCCGACTCCGACGACTTCGAAATGGCACGGGCCCTCCTCGGCGACCAGTTCGCCCAGTTCGACCAGGACGGCGGCCAAGTGTCCGACCTGATCCTGCTGCTCGCCAGCCTCACCGACACCATGCAGGAGACCGACGACGAGGGAAACCCTACGACATAATCGGCCTGCTCGACGCCGGAGGACACCCCGAGGCACTCGAAGCGGCCCTCTGCGCCGTCTACAGCCCACGCGACCCCATCGCCGAATACTGGCAAGGCAAACTCAGCCTACGCGCCCTGCACGCGCTGATCATGCACATGCCACCAGACAACGCGCTCGCCCGCGCGTTCGGCGATGGGTGGAGCGAGGGGGAATGGCTGCTGCACGACATGGGCGACATGCTGCGCGACTTGCAGCTCACCATCGTCAACACCAGTCCCTTCGTCAAACAACGCTACTCCGACCATGACATCCGCTCGCGCATCCCGACCCCGTCGGAACGCGCGAAAACCATGCGCCGGCCAGACCGACACGAGCTCAAGACACGCCTGCGCGAACGGGATGAGCTCATGGCCGCGCTCACCGGCCGATAACCAACAATCGAACAGAGAGAGGAGCCTTGCCATGGCGTCCAAGGGAACAGTCGCATGGGTGCCGGTCCTGCCGAGCCTGACCGGATTCGCGGCCAAACTCACCAGCGAAGCGACCCAAGCCGCTACCACGGCTGGAACCAACGCCGGCAAGGCATTCTCCTCCACCATGAACGCCGCCGCCGGCAACGACACGCTCACGCCGCAACTGAAGAAACTCAAAGCCGAAGCCGACAGCGCCAAAACACACGTCGACGCGCTCGCCGAGCAGACCGACCAGTTGCGTGCCGCCGAGAAACGGTCCGCGCAGGCCGTCAAGGATGCCACTCAAGCCATCGGCAAGGCGAGGGACGAGCAGAAGACCGCGGCGTTGCGGGTCGAAGCGGCCGAGAAACGTCTGCAGGAGACCGTCGCCAAATACGGTGCGAGCAGTTCGCAGGCGGTGGCGGCCGAGGCGAAACTCAACGACGCGCGCAGTCGTCTGCGCCAGAAGACCGAGGCGACCGCCAAGGCCGAGGATATCCTGCGTGCGGCGAAACACTCCAACAAGGCCGACAGCGAGGCTCTTACGGGAAGCGAGAAGAAGCTTGCTGACGCGTCCGACAAACTCAAGGGCGCCCAGTCGAAACTCGCCGACGAGCAGACCAAGGTCGACAAGAAGTCGCACTCGCTGATGGGACGGCTCAAACAGTGGGTGTCGAGCGCCAACGCGGCGAAGACCTCTTCCGACCATCTGGCGCAGTCCACCACGAAGCTCGGTGACGTGTCGGGCAAGGCCGCCGGCAAGATCGGCCTGCTCGCCGGCGCCGCACAGACCGTGTTCCAAAAGGCGTGGGGCGCGGTGTCGTCCAGTGTCGGCGCCGCGGTCGAACGCACCGACATGATGAACAACTTCCCCAAGGTCATGCAGAACATCGGCTTTTCCGCCGACGACGCGGCCAAAAGCGTGCAGAAGATCAGCGACAGCCTCGACGGATTGCCCACCGCGAGCTCCTCGATGACCGGCATGGTGCAACAGCTCGCGCCCCTCACCTCGTCATTGGACGAGGCGACCGACATCAGCCTCGCGTTGAACAACGCCATGCTCGCCGGCGGTGCGAGCACGACCGAGCAGGAGAACGCGCTCACTCAGTACTGTCAGCAGCTGGCCGCCGGTCAGGTCGACATGGCCGCATGGCGGAGCATGCAGGCCGCGATGCCCGGCCAGCTCAACCAGCTCGCCGAATCCATGCTCGGCGCGGGCAAGAACGCGAACGACCTCTATGAGGAAATGAAGGACGGGAAAATCTCGTTTCAGGACTTCAACAAGGCCGTCGTCAAACTCAACCGTGAAGGCTTCGGAAAATACGCGAGCTTCGCCGACCAAGCCAAGGACGCCACCCAAGGCATCGGCACAGCCGTGGAGAACGCGAAGAACCGTGTCGCGAAAGCGATCCAGAAGGTCATCGAAGCGTTCGGCGTCGACAAGATCAGCAACGCGATCAACAAGTTCACATCCAGCTTCGGCAAGATCGGCGACGTGGCCGCGGACATGGTCAAACGCACCATCAAAACGTTCGAAAGCCTGTACAGTAAGCTCAAGGACATCGGTGCCATCGATGTGCTGCGCAAGGCTTGGGACAAGCTCGTGCACGCGTTCGACTCGGTCAAATGGGACAAGCTATTGCCCACCAAGACCATCGAGGGATTCGGCTGGACGGCGGCGCAGGTCATCGGCACCATCATCGACAACGTGTCATTGGCCACCGAGACGCTCAAGAAAGGCATCGACAAGGTCATCGAATTCGTGCAGGGATTCACCGACACCGGTGTCTTCGACGCGTGGATCGACGTGTTCGGCACGGTCATCGATGTCGTCGCCAGCGTCAACGACCTGTTCTGGGAATGCATTCAGAACATCTTCGGGTTAAACAAAACCGGCGGCGAATTCGAATCGTTCGGATCCATGGTGGGCGACGTGTTCAAGCGCATCGCCGAACTGATCAAACCGGTCATGGAAAAACTCGACGACATGGTCAACTGGTGTCGTGACCACAGCGATTTCGTCACATCCGCGCTCGTGGGCATCGGCAGTGCGGTCGCGGGATGGAAGATCGCGTCCATCGTCTCGTCCTCCATAGAATGGCTCAAGCAGTTGCCGGCGGTCATTGCCGCAGTCGACATGGCGGTGCAGACGAGTAAGGCCGTGTTCATGTCCCACCCCATCGGATTGATCGTGACCGTCGTCGCCGCCGCGGTGGCCGCATTGTGGTGGTTCTTCTCGCAGACCGAGACCGGCAAGGGATGGTGGGCGAACATCTGCCAGTTCATGCAGGATCTATGGCAGAAGACGTGCGCCTTCTTCTCCGCCATGTGGGACTGGGTCGACCAGCACGTCATCCAGCCGTTCCAGAAAGCATGGCAATGGTGCTCCGACGCGTTCACCGCCGTCTGTGACTGGATTGGCGACGCATGGCAGACTCTGTGCGACGCGTTCCAAACCGGTTGGGACTGGGTCGACCAATACGTGGTTCAACCATTGGCCAAGGCATGGCAATGGCTCAGTGACGTGTTCAAAACGGTCGGCGACGCGATCGGCAAGGTATGGGACGGCATCGTCACCGCCGCGCAGATCGCCTTCCTCGCCATCGCCACGATCGTGCTCACACCGTTGCGCGTCGCGTTCGAAACCGTCTGGAACACATGGAAATGGTTGTACGAGACCATCGTGCGACCCGTGTGGGACTGGATCGTCGACAAATTCCAGGCCGGCTGGGACTGGATCGACACCAATGTGATTCAGCCGTTCCAGCTTGGGTGGAATCTGCTCAAGGACGCGTTCGGCCTCGTCTGCGAGAACATCAGCAATTGGTGGGATGGCGCCGTACAGGCGCTCGAGGACGGATGGAACTGGATAGACCAGAACGTGGTCCAACCGTTCCAACTCGGCTGGCAGGTATTGTGCGACGCGTTCAAATTGATCGGTGAGAAGATCCGTGGCGCATGGGACGCGGTGGTCGGCAAACTGCGCGACGGATGGAACTGGATCAACCAGAACGTGGTCGAACCATTCAAAACCGCGTGGCAGGCTGTCAAAGACAAGTTCAAACAGGTCGGCGACGGGCTGGGCAGCATCTGGGACGGTGTCAAATCGAAGTTCAAGACCGTGTGGGATTGGATCAGCCAGCACATCCTCAAACCGTTCAAGGACGGTCTGAAAGCCATCGGCGACGCTGCGGCCAGCATGAAGGAGGCGGCGTCGAAGGCGTTCGAAGCCCTCAAGGACGCCTGCGCCACACCGGTGCGCTGGATCGTCGAGGTCGTGTACACCAACGGCATCCAGAAGACATGGAACGGCATCGCCGGAGCGGTCGGCCTCGACAACCTCAAACTGCCCGACGCTCCCAAATTCGCGTACGGCGGCGTCAACCCCGGATATGCGCCACGACATGACACCGTCCTGTCGTGGACCAGTCCGGGTGAGGCGATCATGGTGCCCGAATGGACCAGAGCCGTCGGCGCCGCCAACGTGCACCGGTGGAACCGCATCGCTCGCACCCAGGGGCCGCAGGCCCTCGCCGCGGACATGCTCATGCCGCGGTATGCGGACGGTGGCATCTCCGGCGCATGGAACTGGGTCAAGGACAAGGCGAGCGACGCATGGGATTGGGGCAAGGAGAAGGTCGGCGAGGGATGGAACTGGGTCAAAGGCAAGGCGAGTGATATCGCCGACGCCGTGGCTGGGTTCATCTCTGACCCGGTCGGTTGGGTCACGTCCAAGATCCTCGAACCAGTCAGGAACATGATCGCCAGCATCGGATCGGGCCATTGGGGCAGTATTCTGGCGCAGCTGCCGCTCAAGGTGGCGCAGGGTCTCGTGCAGAAAGCCAAGGACGCGGTCAGCGGCTGCCTCGGTGGAGGATCGGACGGCGGGGGTGAACAGTACCACGGCGCGGTCGGCGGCGGCGTCGAACAGTGGCGTCCGCAGGTGCTCACCGTCCTCAAGATGCTCGGTCAGGACGCAAGCTGGGCGGACACCGTCCTGCGGCGCATGAACCAAGAGTCCGGCGGAAACCCGAACGCCATCAACAACTGGGACATCAACGCCAAGAACGGCGTGCCCAGCCAAGGATTGATGCAGACGATTCCGCCGACCTTCGCCGCCTATGCGGGGCCTTTCGCGGGACGGCCCATCACCGATCCGCTCGCCAATATCTACGCGGGCTGCAACTACGCGATCCACCGGTACGGGTCGCTCGCAGGCATGAACCGTCCCGGCGGCTACAAGTACGGCGGCGTCGTCGGCATGGCACCGCCCACCCTGTACGACAAGGGAGGCATCCTCAACCCCGGCCGCACGGTCGTGGAGAACCGCACCCGCCAACCCGAGCTCGTGCTCACCCGCGAACAGGTCGAACGCTATTTCGGTATCGAGAAGAACGAGACGCGGGACGTGAACCTCACGTTCAACATCCCCGACCGTTCCGACCCATGGAGCCAGGCGGAGATCTGGATGAGGGAAGCGCAGAACATCATCGGAAGGTGACCCATGGCATACATGCCCTACTATGCGGAACTCAGCGCCGAAGGAATCGAACCGGTCCGTTTCCAAGGATCCGGCTCATTGGACGCCCTCGGCCTGACCGGTGACGGCATCACAGGATGGTATTCCATGCCGGCGGTGAAGGTCGACGCGGTCGCACGTGGCCAAGGCGATGGCGGACACGACATCGCCGAGGATGCGATCATGTACGCGTCACGCACCATAACGATCCATTGGAACGCGAACGCGGCGGACAGGACTGGTGTGCACGCGCTCACCGACCTCATCCGCCGGTTCGCGCACCGTCTTGTCCGACTCCGTGTCGTCGACGCGGAGTCGGACACCTACTGCGAGGGCGGATACCTGACCATGGAACAGGCCAGCGCCTACCGGCACGCGATGGTCGAACCCAGCACGCTCACCATCGTGTTCGAACGGCCCGAACGGCTCGCCACCAACGCGCAACTGTTCCAACTACTGCCATTGGACGATCAGGGGCAGGGCCTGTCCTACGGCGACAAATTCGAGACATGGTGGGAGGGCACGCCGAACAACTCAGTGAGCGTGCTGTCCATCGCCCCCGGCCCGAACGGACTCGTCTATCCGGTCAACTATGGGCGTCCTGGAGGCGACGGACGCAACCGTGGCGTGTTTGAGAACCACGGCACGTCCCGCGCCTACCCCCAACTGAGCGTGGTGGGGAACTTCCCGCAGGGCGTCAGACTCCTGCTCGGGGACGGCTCCATCATCGAATACGGGCAGCCGGTCACCATCGGCGCACCGCTCGACTTGGACTTCCGCTCACGCACTGCGCGCATTGACGGCCGTGACATGAGCCGGTGGCTGCACCACCGTGGATTCAGCCCTGTCAAAGCACGCTCAAGCATGTCGATCGTCCTCAAATCCGAAGGGGAGGGGTACGTGACGTGCCTTACCCACGACACCTACATGTAAGGAGAAGACACCATGCTCACCGAAAACAGTGCGCTCGGCACCCCGCCGGATTCCCGCGGCGACGGCGTGAGCGCCCACATGCACCGGCGCATCCTGCGCTACCATTGGGACAATCCTGGCATCGTGGGGCAGGACCCCCATGACCTGAGCCTGCACATCTCCGGCCGTGACGACATGTCCTATGACGTGACCCGCGGCCTGTGCGTCCTGCCACGCGACGACAGCTGGAGCGAGGGCTTCTACGAGGCGTACGTGGACAAATGCACCGTGGGTCCGGTCGCTGGCGGCGACCCGTCGAACCCGCGCATCGACGTGATTTGGATCCGTGCCAACGATTTGGACTTCGACGACCGGCCAGAAGGCAAGAACGCGGACGGCTCCCTGCTGCCGCCGACGAACCGTATCGAGGTCGGTGTCACCCAAGGCACTCCGGCGACGACACCGACCGAACCTGCCATCCCCGAACGCGCATGGCGGTTGGGAGCGATGCTCGTGCCCGCCCAAGCGACCAAGACAGCCAGTGCCACACCCTATGGCGACATCGACTACGCCACCCCCTACGGGGCGGAAATGGGCATCATCGCACGCGTCGCGGAAAACAAGGACGGGCAGGCCAGTTCCAACCCGCCCTACAAGAACCCGATCCTGAACCACACCGCGTTCTTCCCGACCGACCGCAACATCCTCCTGCACGCCTACCTGTGCGTATCCACCCCCCAAAAGACCACGGCCCACACCACCCGTGGCGTGGCCGCCGTCCAATTCTACGTGGACGGACAAAAATACACGACACGCAAAGTGGAATACAGCGAAGCATGGGTAACCCATGAAGTCACCGCCAGCATTCAAGTGAGCGCCGGCCGACACACCTTCGGAATGGCGATGTACAACGAGGAAGGCAACGGGTATGTCACCCACTTCTCCCACAACGACCCCGACGACCGGGGCAACTACTACGTCGGCCGCGTCATGGTCATCAAGGACGAAGGCGTGGCACGCTGATGTGGGACGCGTACATCTACGAGACAATGAGCGGACAACTCATCCGCCCCATCGATCTGCCCTCATTCAGTTGGAGCGTCACCATCGGCGACTGCTCACTGACCACCACCCCCAGCCACCAGCCAGGCGAACACGACCTGAGCGGCATGCGCGTGCCATGGACCGCACTGGAACACGCCACCACGGCAGGGGAACGTCGAGAACTGCTCGCCAGCGACAAACACGGCATCATCCTGCTGCACCGATACGCCAACATCGACCCCAACATATTGGGAGAACCGATCGTCGGCGGCGCCATCGGCCCACGGCAGGACACCGCATGCGACACGAGCTTCTCCATCAGCAGCATCATGAGCCTGCTCGACGAACGCTACGCTGTGACCGACGGCGCATACGCATCCGGCCCCAACCACACCAGCCCCAACACGCTCACCTACAAACGCATGAGCCTACGGGGCATCGCCAGCGAAATCGGCCACTTATGCACCAACCTCAAACCCGGCGGCACACTGCCCATCGACTGGACCTACCGAGGAGAACAAGGTAACCATGAACGCTCCTACGAGGCATGGAACGTCCAAAACCTCTCCTGCAAGGCCATCCTCGAAAAAATCAGCGGCGTCATCAACGGCCCAGACATGCAATTCCGCCCCTACCTGACCGACGACCAAACCATGATCAGATGGCGGTTCGAAGCCGGCAGCGACACCGACATCTACCTCGGCCAGCACACCATCCACCGTCTGGCATACTCACCGGCCGGCGGCACCATCGAAAACCTCACCATCGACCACCTCGGCCCCATCCACCGCGTCTACGCATCCGGCGCCGGCACCGACAAAGCACAGATCTGCGCGTTCGCACAGGACCTCACGCTCGTCGAACTCGCCGACCCGTATCCGCTGCGGGAAATGACATACGCGGATTCGGACACGGACAAGCACACCCTGTTGCTCCAGCACGCGCAAGCCAGCTTGGACGCGAACCGGCGCCCGCTCATGCAGATTAAAGGCGAGATCAACATCAACGATACGGACGGCGTGGGCGTCCTGCACCCGTTGGGCAGCATCTGGCCCGGCGAACAGGTCGAACTCGACATCCAGGGATTCCCCTCGTTGGACGACGGCATCTACACCTGCCGTCTTATGCAGATGGACGGCAACGAAACCGACACGGTCACCCTTACCTTCGACCCAATCGAATACACCCTCACCTGAGAGGAGACGCCCATGGCATTGCACCATATCCTCAGCCCCACCAGCACGCAGACCATCGCACGCCTCGGCGTCACCGCGTTACGCTCTGCGCAGAGCGTGCAGACCCGAAAAGGGGGTAGCGCGTTTTATCCGACTGGTGATGGGCAGGGTGTGCTCGTGGGTGGCATGGCCGCCGATGGTATTGACCTGTGGGATACGGAAACCGGTGAGCAGTCGCCCCTGTGGGAGGGTATCAGCCAGGAGGTTTTGGACGCGAAGGCGGAGGAGATCCTCGACGCGGCGAAAACTGATACGGCGGCGCAGATCACGATCGTGAATACCGCGATTACCGAGGCGCAGCAGGCGATTGAGTCGAATCGTGAGGGGCTCGAGGCGGAGGCGTATCTGCGTGCGGAGGCGGACAAGGCCGCGCAGGAGACTGTGGCCGCGGTCAGGGGCGAGACCGAGAAGCTCAAGGGTGATTACGCCGGCATGGCGACGGACGTCGCCAGCGTGAGGCAGGACGTGCTCGACACGGTGTCGCGGGTGGAGTCCGTGGAGGGCGTGCAGGAGCAGCAGGCCAAGGACATCAGTACAGCGGCCTCGACCGCGGCTAGTGCGAAGACCTCGGCGGAGAGCGCGGAGCGTACCGCGGACGCGGCGAAACAGCTCGCAACGGACAATGCCGCGAAGACCATCACTGGAAGCACGATTGAGTATGCGATTGGCGGCGCTACTGCGGCGCCGACGAGCGGGTGGACGACGGACAGTGTGACGCGGCCGGCGGGTGCGACGGTGTGGATGCGCACACGTATCACGTATGGTGACGGGCGAACGACGGTGACGGGTGCGACGCCGGTGACCGGCGATACGGGTCCCATGGGCCAGCAGGGTATCCAGGGTGTGCCGGGTGCCACCGGCCCGCAGGGCCCGCAGGGTGTGCCGGGCCCGCAGGGCGACAAGGGTGAGGACGGTGTGACCCGGTACGCGTATTTCGCGTACGGCACGTCTGCGTCGGGCGCGAATTTCAGCAAGGAGCCGACCGCGCAGTCCACGTATATCGGTGTGTGCGTGTCCACGAGCGCGACGCAGCCGACCGATCCCAAGCAGTACACGTGGAGCCTGACCAAGGGCGCCACGGGCGCGCAGGGGCCGCAGGGCCCTCAGGGTGAGGCCGGCGCGAAGGGCGACGTGGGCGAGGACGGCAAAACCTACTACACGTATTTCGCCTATGGCACGTCTGAGGCCGGTGCGAATTTCAGCACGGCGCCGACCGCGAGCAGTACATACATGGGCGTGTGCATCACGCTGTCCGACTCGCAGCCGACCGATCCGAGTGAATACACGTGGAGCCTGACCAAGGGCGCCACGGGCGCGCAGGGTCCCGAAGGTCCGCAGGGTGAGGCCGGCGCTACCGGTCCGCAGGGTCCGCAGGGCGCCACAGGTGCGACTGGTGTGAGCGTGACCGCGCTCACCACGTACTATGTGCTCGCCGCAAGCAAACCCGCCAAACCGGCCGGGAAGAACCCGGAGGGCGCGTGGAGCGTGACCGAGCCCGCGTTGGACCGGGCGAGCAATCTGTGGACGTCGACGCGCGTGGATTACAGCAATGGTCAGTGGGCGTGGACGGAGGTCACCAAAAGCGGCGCCTATGCCATGGCGCAGGCGGCGCAGAACAGCGCCGAGGACGCGGCGAAACTCGCACAGGACGCGGACACGCTCAGCCAGACCACGGCCGGGGAGGTCGACCGCCTCGACAAAGCGCACACAATCACCGCGGCCACCGCCGCCACAGCGGCGCAGAACGCGGCCAGCGCGCAGGCGTTGCTCACCGTGCTCGCCTCGCAGGTGGAGGAATTGCTTTATAACGGTGGGTTCGAGCATGGTGAGGACGGGTGGACGACGAACATAGCGTCTGCTGGGTTCGTCCAGCAGTCCCCGTGGTGCCGGAGTGGGTCGTGGCGCGCGTATCTCAACGGCAGTGCGGGCACACGCGAACTGGTCAGCACGCACCCGGTCGCGGTGACGGTGGGCGACCGGTACCGTTTCCGTGTCTGGTACAAGCTGTTGACCGCCTTGTCGGGCAACGACAATGGTGGTCTGCGCCTGCAATACTCGGGGGCCGCAAGGCCCACCGACACCACCACGTGGACGGATTTCCAACCAGCCGTCAACATGGTGTTCACCGGTGACCAGTGGACCGAGGCCATACAGGAGGTCGTCATCCCGGACGGCGTGAAATGGATACGTGCCCGGATCGCGTTCACGACGCCCGTGGACACGTATTTCGATGACTGTTCGCTCACGGACGTCACGCTCATCCATGAGGCGCAGCGGCAGGCGGACGAGGCGACCCAGCTCGCCCGCAAACTCGAGACCGATCTGGCGAACTCGAACGCACGCCTGGAAGCCACGGAAGCGGCAGCACTTGGCGCGCAGACCACCGCGGACAGCAAGAACAAGCGGTTCGTGCAACCCACGCAACCGGAGTATGATCTGCTCAAACCGGGCGACGAATGGTGGCAGACGTCGAGCAAACCTCCCGAGACGTATTGGGAAGGTGAGCCGAACAATTCCGTGAGCGTGCTCGTGGATTACTCTGGTGAGGTCGAGCACATCTGGACATGGAACGGCGTGCGTTGGGCTGACCTCATGCTTGCCGCGGACTCGATTTTTGTGCGTGGCACGGTGAGCGCGGGCCTCGTGTCGGCGGATTTCTTCGACGGCGCAATGATCAGGGGCGGCGCTTTTATCACGAGCAATGAGCGTGTCCAGCTCAACAACAACGGGTTCACGATGGTGGATTCGCAGGGTAATCCTGTCGTCATCTTGGATGCGAAAACCGGTGAGGCGATCCTGCAGTCGGTGAACATCATCGGCGCGGGGCTCAGCGCACCGGCGATCAGCGGTGGCAGTATCGAGGGCGCCGACTACACGCTCGTGAGCGGCACTGGCGAGAACAAAACGACCGTCGCGCGGATCAACCCGGACGGCATCGTATTCGGCGACCATTTGTCGTATGCGAAAAACGATGCCAGCGAATGGGTGTTGCGTCTCAGGGGAGCCATCCAGTCGGGCGGGGAGATCTCGGGCACGGTCATCACCGCGCCCACGATCCAAACCAGCCGTGAGGCGAACGCCGGCATCAAATTCACCTCCGGTGGCATCGTCGCCTATGACGCGATCGGCGGCGCCACGTTGACCGTAGATGCGGCCACGGGCGAGATCCTCATGGCGGGCCCGCTCATGAGCAACGCCACATTGAACGCGCCGACGATCCAGACCGATCCGCGCGACAGGCTGGGCATCAAGATTGTCGACAACAAATTGACTGCGTACGCGTACGATAGGCGCGAGATGCTCTCGCTCGATGGCGACACTGGCACGGCGGTGCTCGTCGGCGGATTCAAAACCGCCACGGAGGGTAGTCGCATCGAGATTTCGAACACGGTGACCAACTCCGTCACGCACGCCGCGATCAGAGGATACACCACGAGTGGCGAGGCATGGCACATCACGGGATCGATTGGTAACGTTCCCGACATCCCAGACACCGTCCAGGAAACAAAAATTGAACTGGGGATCAACCCGCAGCAGTCCGAGTTCATGATCCGCCGCTATTCAAATGGTCTGAATAGCGGCGCTGCGATGCACCTGCTCGCTGACCGGATCGACATCGTTTCGAACGGCAGTTCGAACATGTTCTACGGTAGCGCCGGCGTATACGTGAATAATCATCGCATCGACTGGGATCAGAGCTGGATCACGCTCGCGCTCCATTCGGACGTGAGTGCGGTCGGCGGCGCACCGGTCTATGGGCAGAGGGCGGGGCTCGTGTGTTTCAAGGGGCGCGTGAAATGCACGAAATCGGGCGATAACACGATCTGCGACCTGAAAAACGTGTATGCGCAGTTTGAGACGTCGAATGTGAATCGCACGTGGATCGTCGGCACTATGACCAATGGTGTCGCCTCCACGGCGCGCGCGTATATTCCCGCGGACTCGACGTTGCTGCGCGTCAACAACGGCCCACACGACTGGGTGGACATAGGCAGCATCGTCATCGGCCTCTAGCCAACCACATCACTATAGGAGGAAATTATGGATGCACGTGAATCCGCGCCGGTCGAGGTGCCGGTGCAGCTGCTTATTGACGAGCTGACCGGGCAGATTAGCAGTCTGGTCAGGCGGAACGCGATGCTGCGCGCCCAGAATAGCGTACTGCGCGCACAACTCACACAGGCACAGGTGGGGGGTGATTCGGATGAGTAAACTACGGAATCTGATACCGAACCCTAAACCGCGCCAAGGCGGCGCGCTGTGGATCCCCAACCAGAACCGCGAGGGCATTACGGTCGACTACGCCGATTCGATCAGGATCAGCTCGCCCGCCGGCGTGAAGGATGTCTACGTCTATGTGCAGATCGATCTCGACCCGGGCGACTACGTGTTCAGCGCGCATCTGGTGAGCATCAGCACGGTCGAGTTCAGCTCCTCTTTCAACCGTGTCCTACTGGTCGCCAAGGGCGGTAGCGGTGGTCAGAGCGAGATCAAAAACGTCTCGTTTTCCGGTCTGGACAAACGGTACATTGCCCCGTTCACGCTTGCCGACCGGACGACGGTCAGTCTCCGAGTACAGGGCCTGCTCGCCACCGATACGTCGGCGGCGATCCGGTGGCGCGACATGATGCTCGTGACCGCTGCAGACCAGCGTATGCTCGACGATGCAGGCATCACATATTTCGATGGCAACGGAATAACATCTACCCCATGATCGCCTGCATGCGGCCCAATCATTTGCTGATATGGGGTGTCCTGACGATGCCGTGGTTCACGCGGTGACAGCGAGCCCGCGCAGCTCGCCGTGTACACCCCGCAGCTCGAACTGGCCGATACCTACGACAATCGTGGGACCACTCCCGCCTATTTCAACGGAGACACCTACGCCTAAGAGGAGGATTGGACGATGACGCTCACCCCCGGCGACTGGATCACGATCGCCAGCTGTGTGCTCGGCTCGGGCACGATCACCGTCATCGTCCAGCATGTGCTCGACTGGGTGCAGGCCACGCGCCGCCGTGAGGAGACCCCCGAGGTCAGGGCGCGCAACTGCATCAGCCGCCACAGCGCGCTCTCGCTGCTCAAAACCGTGCACCGTGACTCCGTGGCGCGCGGATGGGTGCCACTCGACGACCTGGAGGAGGCGCAGGAGATCTACAACGCCTACCACACCCTCGGAGGCAACGGAGCAGGGTCGCGCATCATCGCCGACCTGCAGCACATGAACAACTACCCACCCACTCATTAATCAATCAGACCCAACCCATGAGGCCGTGGCAATCCCGCCACGGCCCCATCTTATTGAAAGGAAAATACTATGACCATGAGGATCCTCGATGTTGCGTCGCATCAGCACGACGCAAACACCGGAGCGTGGACGGCCGCGATGCGTGAATTCTGGCCACAGGCCGAGGCGGTCATCATCAAAGCCACCGAAGGCACCGGATACGTCAACCCGTACTGCGACGGCGACTACCAGCAGGCGAAAAAGGACGGCAAGGGCCGCGGGGTTTATCACTACGCCAAGGGCGGCGACCCGCGCGCTGAGGCCGAGTATTTCTACACCCACACCAAGGGGTATTTGCGCGACGCCATTCCGTGTCTCGACTGGGAGTCGGGAGGCAACGGGGCGTGGGGAGACACCAGCTGGTGCCGTCGTTTCGCGGACCGCTACCACGAGCTCTCTGGCATCTGGCCAATGATCTACATCCAGGCGTCCGCGATCGCCCAGGCGGCGTCGTGCGCATCCGACTGCGCGCTATGGGTCGCCTACTATCCGACCAATGAGTACGGGTGGTCGAACGAGCGGTACGGATACGATGCGGCCCGCTACCCGATCGGGCCGTGGAAAAACATCACAATCTGGCAGTGCGGCTCCAACCCCATCGACTGCAACGTCGGCTATCTCGACAGCGCGGCGTGGGCGCGCATCGCCGGCGCTACCGGAACGACCACGCAGCCGTCAAATCCAGCACCCGCCGCCAAACCGGCCACGCCGGCCGCATCGTCGGGCACGACCACCTACACCGTGCAGGCCGGCGACACGCTCTCGGGCATCGCAGCGAAACTCGGCGTGGCCACATCCGCCATCAGTGGCTACAAGTCCGGCGACCCGAATTTGATCTACCCGGGCGAAACCCTGACGGTCAAGAAGGCCGGCGGTACGCCCCCGACGACACGCACCTACACCGTGCAGGCCGGCGACACCCTCTCGGCCATCGCCGCACGCTACGGCACCACCTACCAGCAGCTCGCCGCGAAAAACGGCCTCGGCAACCCCGACTTGATCTATCCGGGTCAGGTCCTCACCATCGACTGAAAGGAAAACACCGATGACCGACACCCTCGACGACACCCGCCACACCTACGACGATGCAGACCAGCCGCTGCCGGACAGTGTGCCCGTCCGTGAGCCGGCGGCCGGGCCGATGCGCGTATGGGTGCGCGCAGCGCTCATCCGCGCGGTGAAGACGATGGCGCAGGCTGCGATTGGCGTGCTGGGCACGGGTGCGATCGGGCTCCTGCAGGCCGACTGGGCCAATGTCTTGAGCATTGCGCTCATGGGTGGCGTATTGAGTCTGCTCACGAGCATCGCCGGCATCCCCGAGGCTGACGATGGATCCAGCCTGGTGTCGATCGCTGACCACTCCGACATGCCACATGAGTAGTCAGAATTTCCCGGAATTCTGAGAAAAGCCCCGCTTCTCCATCACGTATGACACGTATGATGGGGGAGCGGGGCTTTTTGCGTTGTGGGAGAATAGGATCATGAGGACAATTGAAAGCGCACTCGCCGTCATTCGCAATGACGGCCGGTACCTGCTCTACTGGGACGATGACTGGGACTGTTGGCTATTGCCGAGCATGACCGTCCATGCCTTACACGATGTCGATGACTGCCTGCGCCAACTGGCATGTGCCTATTGGCTGCCGCCGCGCCTGTTCGACGTCACTGGCAGCCTCATGGTCGAGAGCCGCAAACCGTGTCCGGAACACGATGACGCGATCCGCCACTACGTCTACACGCTCGGCATCTACGACATCGATCAGGATGCCGACTATCCGCTTGAGAGCGTCCACACCCACTACCTCATCGACATCGAGGACTGGCAGTACGACCGCGATTTCTACAATGTCGCCCACCTCGAGTTCGACATCGACGGCCGCACCTGCACATGGTGGACGCTCGACGAGATGCACTCCGACGACCGCATGCGTCAGATCAACGGTGATTTGCTCACCACGCTCGAACTCATCGAGACGGGGCTACTGCCGATGTGACTTTACCGCCATCCCCGTGTGTGCGTTGTCGGGGTATGGGGCAGATAGTGAGACAAAGAAAATGGCACAAATTATGGTACAAGACAATCTTCGTGTACCTTGGATATCAATGATTGCATGAGCTTACAGTATATTACTGTGGTACCCCCGCGGCTCCACGGATGAAAACCCGCCAGCAATGGCGGGTTTTCATGTATTCGCAACGGTTCGTGCCGTCCGCGCCGTGCGACGCGGCTTTATTCACTTCGCGTTGATGCGCTGCCGGTTCGCCATCGCCAGTTCGCCCAGATAGCGGTAGATCGGCGCGATGTCGAACTTGCGCGGGAACTCGAGCGTGATCTCGTCGAGCGTCTCCGTACCGGTCTTGCGCTGATAGACGTCCTTGAGATACGTGATGTTGATCTCGCTGTCGTCGGCGATCGCGCCGGCCGTCTCCACCTCGACGTCGACGATCGCGTCGAGATGGATCGTCTTGTAACGCGCCTTCGCGCCGGTCGCGCCCTGCTTGTCGATGAAGATGATGCGCATGTTCGTGAACACGACGGCGTCACGGATCAGCTGATACCCGTTCGTGATCTGCTCGCCGTTGAACAGGAACGGCCCGTACTGCTGCATGAGCTGGTCGTTGCTGACCTGCTGCAGGTTGCCGGCGAATGCGTTGAATAATCCCATGGTCACCTCGATGATGGTCGATTGGTCGGTTGGTGTTCCGTGACGCCGCCCGCGATGTGGGGCGCGGTCACGTATGTTGAAATGCGAAGAGCGCGCCGTCCCGTATTCGCGAAAGTCACGTGATTCGCAGACGTCACGCGGCATGTCACCCGTCGTGTGACGTCTGCGGAGCGGTGGTCCGGGCACGGCGGCGAGCCGTGGTGCGATGCGCACGTATGCGCGCCACCGGTCAGATCTGGTAGCCGTTCTTCTCGTAGTACTGCGGCGAATAGCCGAACGTCGCGTAGAGCAGTCCGGGCAACGTGACGGCGGCCGCGCGCTGCACGGCCTCGTCCTTGACGTCGCCGCCGTCAGGGCCGACGACGTCCCAGCGGAAGACGCTCGCATCGCTCGCGTAGCGTGTGCGCATGTACGCCTTGAGCCACGGCTTCGAGACGAACATGACGAGGTAGGGGACCTCGCGTTCGAGCAGCGCCTGCACGTCGGCGTCAGGCATCTCGTCGCCCTTCTGCGTGAAGACGATCGTGCCGCCGCCGTCATAGGCTTTGATTGAGATGTCGAGCTTGACGAGGTCCCATGCGCGTGCGCCCGCGTACGATAGCGACGTCAGGCAGTCGTCCTTCTTGAATGCGTCAAGCATATCCGTCAGTTGCGTCATATCGATCCTTTCTCGCGGCCGTTGGGCGTGCCGGGCGCACGTCTGCGCTCAACGATACACCGTTTCCCGCTGCGCGCCATGTTCCCTCGCGCGGCCGCGCGCGATACCGGCGCCGATGTCTCCGAACGATGTGCTCCGGCAAATGGTTGGCATGCGCCGAAATCGTTTCGTAATCGTGGGGGAGCGCGCCGGAAACCCAACGTTCGGCTGCGCGAAACCCGGCGTTTTTAGCGTGGTTGCTGTCTGCAGCTCACCTATGGCCGTTGCCGGCACGTCGTAGATGGGGTTCGTTGAGTGAAGTCGTTTCCGTGCGGACGTGAAGAGAGAGGCAACCGTATGCTTGTGCATGGCAGGTTCGCGATTCCAATGCATTCCAACGGCGGGCGTCGGCGCGCTGGCGATGTGCGCGTCGCTCGGCGCGTTCGGCGCCCACGCCGCGTTCGCCGACACCACCTACAGCGCGGCCGCGGCCACGGCGCCGAACGTCGTGACGAACGGCGTCATCCCCGCCGGCGCGCTGAGTGTCGTCAACTTCCATCCGGTATGGGGAGACAAGGAAGCGAACAAGGCGAGCATGCTCAAGTGCATCGACGAGGCGCACGCCGCCGGCGTCAGGATGATCGTGTTCCCGGAGATGGCGCTCACCAGCTACGTCTCGTCAAGCGACCCGGACTCCGCCGCGTATAGGATGGCCATGTCCCAGTCCGAGACGATCTCCAGCCCGACCACCCGCAAACTCGCCGACAAGGCCGCCGCATACGGCACGTGGGTCGTCTTCGGCACGTCGGAGCGCATCCCGGGGGACGCCGACCACGCGTACAACTCCGCGCTCGCCGCGTCCCCGGACGGCAAGGTCGTCAGCTACCAGAAGATCGCGCCGGTGGAGGGCTCGTGGGCGACGCCCGGCACGACGCCGGCGCTGCTGCAGACCGAATGGGGCCTGGCGGGCTTGAGCATCTGCTACGACACCTGCGAATCCGGAGATCGAACGCTACTACGCCGCGCAGGGCGCGGGCATCCTCATCAATCCGACCCGCTACCTCCCGCAGCTACCGCGACATCGACGGCGACGGCGTCAAGGACGGCAAGGGATGGGAATGGTATTAACCGCAACCGTCTCGAATCGATTGCGTCGCGCGACGGCCTCGTCATCGCCTCCGCCGATCTCGTCGGCGCCAACGGCTGCCCGGACGGCGACGGCAAGCGGCCCTACGATTTCCCCGGCGGCAGCGTCATCGTGCGCGGTTCCGCCTACTACTCCGCCGCCCAGAACGCCGACGGCTCGCTCATCGTCGGCACGGAAGGCGCATTGGCGAACTCGAAGGACCTGCGGGTGAGCTATCCGTCGACGACGCGCGTCGCCAACGATTTCCATCCTGACTACTACGCCAAGTGGTACGCCGAACTCGCGGACAAGCAGGAATCGGGCACATCGCTGAGCAACTACTACGGTCCCGAGGACGGTCCGCGCGTCGCCGTCGCCAACGTCGCCGGCGTGTGGGCGGACAAGCAGGCGAACGTCGACATGATGGTCCGATACGCCGAACAGGCCGCGGCCGACGACGTCGACCTGCTCGTGTTCCCGGAGACCGTGCTCACCGGCTACGACAGCACCGATCCGAAGGACGACGCGAACGCGCACAGCGCGAACGCCGACGTCAACCGTGCGCTGGCGGCGAGCGACGACTACATGCAGGTGCTGCTCGCCGAAAAGGTCAAGGGCGCCGACGGCGACGACACGCGCGGCGTGTCGGTCAGGACGATGGCGGACACGGCGAAGCGGCTCGGCATGTACATCGTGTTCGGCTTGCCGGAAATGCCCGACGGCGGCCCGATCGCCGACGCCGACGGCGTGAGGAAGGTCTACAATTCGGCCGCCGTCGTCTTCCCGGACGGCCACACCGAATCGTTCCAGAAGATGCACCGCGCCGGACAGGAGAAGCAGGTCTGGTCGGTGCCGGGGAACACGCCGCGCATCTTTGAGATGCCGGAATTCACCGGCTCCGACGGCGGTGCGCTCAAAGCCGGCATCAGCATCTGCCGCGACGGCCATTTCTATCCCGAACTCGGCCGCTACTATGCGGCGAGCGGCGCCGAACTGCTCATCCATCCAACCGCCACGACCGGCGACCCGTGGTACCGTGAATCGCGCATCGGCAGCTACACCGACAGCGACGGGCTCGCAGCCGTCACCGCGAACCTGTGGGGACAGGACGGATATCCGCTCGACGCGGACGGTAATCCGATCTACTCGGTGGACGCGAACGGCGACACGGTCAGTTCCGGCAAGGAGATCAAAGGCTACAACTACATGGGCGTCGGGCGGGACGCTTTCCGTTCGAGGAGCCTGATTATCACCGCATGGGATGGCAAGGACGGCACACCCTTCGACTACGCGACCGGATCGGCGCTCGACACTTCCGGCACCGGCGGCAGCGCGACGCCGCAGATCACGAAGGACTGGGCGTTCGGTGGCCGCGGCGAAGGACGCGCTCAATGCGGCCTACGACGCGTTGACGCCGGCGACCACGGAGCAGGCGCCCGGCGACGGGCCGACGGGGGGACGGACGATGTACCCGCCAAGGACGCGAACGGCAACGGGAACGGAGGCGCTGCAACGCCTGACGAACCGCTCTCCTCCGATAAGACGGGCGCCGATGGCTCGGCCGGGGCCGATGCCTCCGCCGCGGGAAAAGACGGTGCGACGCGGACGCCGCTGTCCACCATCGGTTTGCCGGTCGTGGCCTTCGTGGCGCTCGCCATCGCCGTCTCCGGAGCCGTCATGCCCATGCTCGTTGTCGCCGGCCCGTTGGGAAAGTGGAGGTTCGGGTCGTATCTGCGATTTTGGGGTGGGGGCTTTCGGAAAGCGGTCATTGATCCGTGCGGTTCTTATCGTTTTTGTGCGTAAATCGCACAGATCGGGGCTTTCAGCGAGGGGGTGCGCGAGGACACCCACTCCAAAATCGCAGATACGGCTCCAGGATGCTTTTTGTACGCATACGCAATCTGGGTAACAAAGAGGACAGCAAGATGAAGTCGCTGGTAAAATCAGAACGCTCGGGCAGAGGAGGAGACCCCGATGAGAGAAGAGAAAACGTCGGAGACATGTTCGCGCTGCGGGGCGTATCGCGCTCCGGACGCTGAATTCTGCCGTAACTGCGGTGGCAAATTGCGGGCGGCTATGGATTCCGTTGATGTAACGACCGTTGCGAAGGGATCGATGCCGCCAATTCCCGCAGTGCCGTTGCCGTCGGTGCCACCGCCGACCGAAATGGGGGCGCCGCCGCCACCTTGCGCGCCTTCCGGCGATCATATGAAGGCTTCGGCCCGCAATCCACGCAAATTGCCGCTGACGATCATCGCGATGGTTGTCTTTGCGCTGCTCGTGGTCACCGGATGCGCCGTCACCTATAACCTGCATCTGTGGGGAAGCCATGCGGTGCCGTATTTCAGCGCGGATGACGAGATCCTGTCGGCAGACGATGTGCTCGCCCGATTGCAAGGTGATCGTTTCAACGCGAAGAAACGTCAGGAATTCAGCAAGGAGAAGCGTGGCGCGTATCTGAGGCTTGACGGCGTACAGGAAGGCGAGCGGGTCGAACGCACTCAGGAAATCACCGTCGTCGAATCGCTCGGGCCCGGCGTGCCGGAAGGGACCGTCGGCGAAGACGAGGGGACGGCGACGAAGATTCTGTCCGATATGGGCGTGCCTGTCACGAAGTACACGATGGTGTCGGACGATCCGGGCAAAGTCGTCGCCACGTTCCCGCAGGACGGACATGCGTTGGAAAAGCGGGACGACACCGCGAAGACGCCTGCGACGAAGACGGATACCGGCGAAGCGGATGGAACGGATACGGGAACAAGCGGGGGTGAGCCCGCCCCCGATTCGCTCGATGGCATCAAGTTCGTCGTCGGGGTCAAAGGCGATGGCGTGCCGGTGGAGGTCTATGGCATGGCGCAGGCCGAAGCCGAGGGTCTGCTCAAATCGCGTGGATTCGAAGTCGGGACGAAACTAGTGCCCGCCGACCGCGACATGATCGGCAAGGTGGTGCGCACCGAACCGCAGATCGGCAAGGAGTCGGCGGCCTCCCGGGCGACGATGTACATCGGGGCGAACGCGAAGGATCTGCGTGCGTCGATGATGATCACCGCCGACGGTGTCGAGGAGAGCGAGCTGTATCACGGCAAGACACCGTCCGATTTGTCCACGCTGATCGGGCAATGGTGCACCGACGCCGGCGATTGCATCGAACTGGCGCCAACGGATTCCATCGATGAGGGAACACAACCGGTGTGCTACCTGCAGATGAAACGGGACGGCGAACACGTCGGCGCAGAACGACTGGACAACCTCCCCAGGGTGCACTATATGCCCGACTATGACGTGGACAAGCCGGAAGGGGCGTTCAGACACCAGCTCGGCACCGGAACCACCGGCGTCCTGGACATCTACGACACGAACCAGCTCGCGCTATGCGGCACGCAGCCAAGGAACGGCGTCGGCTGGTATTGCGACCACGGCACCCCGAAGAACTGGGAGGAGTCGGATGACGACGGCCGGCGACACGAGGACAGCGGACTGGTGTATCGCATGAGCGATTATCTGATCGTTGTGCCGGTGGACGCCGACATCGCGAGTGTGAGTCGAAGCGGGTATTTCGTGCAATCCGACGAGAAGGCGGAGGAGGCGGATGCCGACCGGCCGTATCTGCTGATTCGCGACCCGCAGCTCTATGATGCCGACGACCGCGAAGTGAGCGCCCTCTCCACGGATGGTGGGACGGCGGCGGTCAATCCGTTCATCCCGACTGAATCCGGCTCTCCGAAGATGAAGTTCGCTCCGGCTCCGAGCGCCGAATCCGCGTATTACCTCGTGCAGTCGTCACCTTTCGATTGGACGGCGATGGGTGAGGGTGAAGCGGTCTGCGATGAGCAGGGCTGCGACGTGGCGACGAAGGCGCCAGTGAAGCAGAAGGCCGCCGACATGACGATCGCGCAGATCCGATCCGCGGCCAAACGCGGCGATTTCACTCCGATCGCCGGCAGGTACTGTCAGAAGAAAACCGGTGACTGCCTGACGTTGGACGATGACGGCACGGTAACCGGTCCGCGCAGCGGCTATGTAAAGCATGACGCGATGTCGACGACACTCACCGTCCAGTCGTCGGTGAGGGCAACGTGGTTCCCGGAAGGCACGGTGAAGGATCATGCGCTGGAATTGAAGGCGCCGGAATCGGACACCTACTGCATGAACGATCGCGCCGGGGAGAACCAAGGCGAGGCCTGTCTGTGGCGACTACGCCTACGGTTCCGACATCCGGCAGTCGCTTACTCTGACCTATTACGCGAAGGGCCTTGA